ATTCATAATCAAAGTCATCTAACATAACTAAATCAAACATTTGTTCGTCTTGTATTTCTATTGTAAATTCTTGTATCTCTTCTATAGGTACAAATTCTATAATGTCTACTTGTTGCTGTATAGTGTCTTCTACAGTTTCATTAATTTCTTTAATTTCTGTTTGTTGTGTCTGTGATAACAGACTGTGTTCTACAACAAGTGTTGGATTCTTTAAATCAATGGCTCTATGAGATGTAGATTGTGATGCTTCTGAAAAATCAAACCTTGCCTTAATAGTAAAGTTAGATTGACTGTTTATGCCTTGAGTATAGCTATCTGTATAAGTAGTATACCCACCACAGTTCCAACCACTACAACCAGCAATAGAAACATCTCTAATCTGTTGAGTAACTGTGCCATCTGCTCCTGTTATGGTTTGAGTCATACGAATCTCTTGGTCTATGTTGTTCCAGCCCCACATGTCAGCACCAAGTGTCGATGTCCAACCACCATTCATTTGACTCTGATTGAGAGTATCGCCAAGAGATATAGTATTTTCTATGAAATCGCCATGCACAGCAGCGACAATACTGTTGCCATGATTATGACTAGGATCTGTACAATTCCAACCATTGTGCTCTTGATTATTATTAAAAAACTGTTGAGGAAGCAAGTTCCCTGTAGTTTCAGCATACAGGGAACCAGAAGTTAATATATGAAAAATAATTACTTGTAGTGTTGCTAATTTTAACATTATTTAAACTCGGGTAAGTAATATTTTTTCTCTGGTGGATAAATTATTTGTTCGTTATTTCCCCACACAGGTTCTCCTAATTCCACTTTGTAAGTGGCACAACTAGTGAGTGTGACCATCATGATTAGTGTCAGTGTTTTCATTTATTTTTCCTGATGGCACAGGTTTGTTGTTCCATGTCATACTTGGTTTTGTTGATGTTTCTTGTTTGATTTGTTTTTTACGTTTTTCCATCCATTTTTCTTTTGCTTTTGTACCGATTAAACCCTCAATCGGACATGGAGTTCCAGCGTTCCACATGGCTTCCCATACTTTTTCATCTTGGCACATTAACGAGATAGCGGCGACTTTCATGCCAAGTTTTGCTAAAACCGCAACAGACTTCCGTCTTTCGCATTCTTCGTCAACCATGTAACTACCAAAACTTCCACTAAAACCAATCACAGTAATTCCAGCCGCGAGAGGAATAACACAACTATCTTGTCCATAAACACTCATGCTAGGAGCATTGGATGGATTAACTGCTGTTTTAGCGTTCGTCGTGTTATTGGTGGTGTTTGTCGTATCATTTGAAGAGCCACTTTGGTAAGTGTTGTTAGTGGTAGACTCATATCCACCTGTGATTGCAGTGTTGGTTCCTGCTGTATTTGTTTGAGTATTAGTCGTGGAACCACTAGAAGTAACATCAGCTATAGAATCTGTTATACCATAAACAAGTATAATCACTAAAAATATTATGAGACAGTTTTTTACTGATACTTCTATTTTTTGTGTCATTTTACACCGCTAAATTTAATCCCTTTTATCGCCGCTCCTCCACCACGACAAACTGTTTTATTTGGTGTTCTGTTTCTATCGTCAGTAGCTTGTTTTAAAACCATACCGCCATCTGCTTTTTTTAACGGGTCAAATTTTTTTGACCTTTCATCCCTTACTTTTTTCAATTGTTCCTTAAATTCTTTTAACTCTTCGGGAGTAAGTGGTTTTGATGGTCCTGCAATTCCTCCAGAAAAAACATTACCGCTTTTATCTCCAGAAGGAACAGGACCACCTTTTGCTTTTTTTAGTCGTGGACGATTAGGATCACTAAGATCTAATCTACTGTCGTCATCTAGCATGTATTTTTGATATACTTTAAGTTTTTCGTCACGAGTCATAGGTTCCATAGGTTCATTTTCATTTGGTTTTGATTGTGCTGTTTCTTTTTTATCTTTTTTATTTTTAAGTGCCATTGTGTTTCTCCTTAATTAATCTTTTTGTGTTTGTGCATTAAGTCTCGCATTTGCAATTTGTTCAGTAGACTGTAGTCGGTCTCTCTGTAATTGTTCATTGCTTTGAGCTTTTTGCGTGTCTAGTTGTAGTTTTTGTTGGTCGTATTGATTTTCTTGTTGCAATTCTTGTGCTTTTAAATTTACTTCCTGTTGTTTAATAGCTACTAATGGGTCAGTTTGAGGTTGCGGTGGATTCTGTTGTTGGAATTCCGCAATTAACTGTGCCTGTGTTTGAGCTATTAAATTCTGCATTTGTTCTGGTGGTAATTGTGCATTTTGAGGGTTTTGCATTACCATTACTTGAGCTTTTAGACCAATATGTTCATATATGTGTTTTTCTAATACTAGCAAAACTGCTGGTTGCATTTGAGCTACTTTTGAATTCATGTAAGCTAAATGCACCGCGATATGTGCGTCGTGGTCTTGTTCGGGGAACGCTTTTAACATGCCTTGTCCTTTTGCTACTGAAGAAGCCATTTGGTTTTCAGTAGCGGGATCCATAGGCATAGAAATAGGTTGAGGCTTTAGAATAGAATCTATGTTGTCTACTCCTAGAGCTTGGTAAACTCTACGGTAAGCCTCATACATGTCGTGAAGATCAGGAGCGGCAGTCGCAAGTTTCATTTGCTCCTGAGCTAATACCACTCTCTGTGACATGCTGAAAATGTTAGGATCGCTCACTGGTAAAATATCAATACGACCATCAAAATCTTGTATTTTTATTTGTTTGTCTGCACCTACTTCATAAGGGTATGGTGTAGGGTCTTCTCCAAATAAAGTGGCTAATAACCTTAATTCATTTTTCATACTAGCGTGTAAACGTTTATGCACTGCTGAAATAACTCTAGCACCACGTTCAAGCAACGCTATTGTTGTTCCAACTGGCATTTCTTTGTTTCCATCGCCTATGCCTATGTCTGTTGTTCCTATAAATTTTTCTGCCGCTCCTACGACAAATCCCATAAGTTGAAATAGAGTAGCACTTGGTTCTTTGTAAGGTAATGGCATTAAACTAGCTTTTAAATCACCTCCTGGAACGTCAACATCTCTAAATTCTCCTGGAGCAAGTGGGTTTTGGTCGTCTGCAATCCTTAAACCACGAGCTTTAAATCCTGCGGGCATGTTACTTAGCGTCCCAGCGTCAATAAGTTGTCTTAAATTAGCTGTAGCTGTACGAGAAAGGTTACTTAACAAGTGAACTAAGCCAAAACCATAGAATCCAAGTCCTGGAGTAAACTTATATTGCACAAAATGAGGTATTTTTTCTTTATTTACGTCATTTTTTCTGTAATTTCGCCTTACAGAAAGCACTTGACTGTTATTTTCAGTAACGGTTACCACATAAGGTAGCTTTATTCCTGTTTCTGAGTTGTTTTGGTCAACGTCTGGGTATTCTTTTAGGTCTAAATAGCAATGGCACTCGTATAAAACGACTTCTTCGGTTTCATTACTTGGGCTTACTCCTTCTAATTTTTCGTAAGCTTCACTTATTTGGTCTTGTTCTGGAGTTGAAGGAGGGTTTATGTCTACATTTCTGTATAAACCTTTGAGTTGTAGCTTTTTTAATTCGTTTGTGGACATTTTCATAACGTGGGTTACACGTTCTGCTGTTTTTAAATCTACTGCGGTGTATGGAACAATGATATCTTCTGCTGGTACAAACTTACTCACAGGTCTATTGAGTATATCGTCACGATAAACCTTTTTAAAAGCTGACCCAGCAAGTCCTAAGTAGTATAACATTTGGTCAAACTCTGGTTCGTATTCTTCCATGTTATACATAATTTGATAATTCATGTATTCTTGCACTCTACTAGCTTGTTGTTCTATTTGAGGGCTAGGTTCACCTATGATGTTTGCTCTCACTGGTCCCGTAGAAGGAAGCATTTCTTTATAAGCCCCAGCTTGAAATTGAGTTACAGCTTCATTTAGCAAGGGGTGTATAACTCCTGTGGCTCCGTCAAAAGGTTCTGTGCGATTTTCGTAACGCAAACCTAAAAGTTCTAAACCTTTAGTGTATGCTTCCTCCCATTCTTCGCGACTTGTTTTATCTTCGTCTACACTGCTAGTTACCATGTTGTAGAGTTCGTCTATTGTTTGTGAGTCTAGTTGTTCTACTAGGTTGTCGTAAAAGTCTTCTGGTTCTTCACCTATAGTTGTAGAATCGCCTTCACCAAAAATTACTTCTGCTCCTTCGTCTTCGGTAGGAGTTTCCTCTACTTCTATGTCTATAGGTGGTTCTTCTATATTTATTTCTGATTCAAATTCACTTGGTGCTTGTAAAAGCGAACGATCTACATTGCTTGGTTTTGTATTTTCTGCCATTAGTAATATACCCTCTGTGTTGGAGCGTTTGGTTCATCTTGCCAGTCTTCTGGGTGTTGTATGAAACCTCCTTCTCTAAATCTTCTTAATGCTTGTGTCACTGTATCTACATAGTCGTCATGTTCTCCCGCTGGAAAAGAAGCACATTCTTCAATTACTTCTTCAGACCAACGAGTATCTGGTGACCATACTAACCCACTTTCTAACATAGGAGCAACAGCGTTTACTCTTGTAAACTTATCATTACCGCGACTCGGACTATAGTTAGTTACAGGAATGCCCATGTTCCTTAGTTCTTGAGTCAAAGGCATACCACTCGCTTTAGCTTCTATTAAAACACATTCTGGATCCCAATACTTGTATTCTTCTAAAGCAATTCTTCTTAATTCAGGAAAGTCCCATCGTCCACGTTTAGCGTCACAAAGTATAATGTTTGGTGGACCTCCTTCTTCTGGATAAAAAACTCCCCATGTAGTAATAGCACTAAAGTCGGCATTTGTGTTTTTGCTGTAGGCGGTGTCGTAACTTTGCATGACATAAGTCATTGGAGGTATTTTTTCTTCTTTCCATGTACGCCACCAGTCTCTTTTTAAAATAGCACTTACTTCACTTGTTGGGTTTTGTTGCCATTGAGCTTCCCATTTGTTTACACTCAAAGAACCTTTAACACTTAACAAATCTTCTTTTTTCCAAAATTCTGGCCATAAAGGATTTTCAGTTTCTGGCATTAAAGCGGGAAATTCTATTACTTCCCATTTGTCAGCTAAGATATCTCTCCCTTGTTGTTTAATTAATTTACCTGTTAAGTCGTTTTCTGCCCAACGTGTCATAATAATTACTATTGCTCCTCCAGGTTGCAAACGTTGGCGTGGACCACTTGTGTACCATTCGTAAGCGTTTTCCATAGCGGTTGGGCTTAAAGCGTCTTGTTCGGAATGTGGGTCGTCAATAATTAATAGGTCAGCACCTCGCCCTGTAACTGCACCCCCGACTCCTGCGGCAAAATATTCTCCGCCTTTACTTGTCTCCCATCGTCCAGCGGCTTGAGAGTCTGCTCGTAGTTCTACGTTTGTAAAAACCTTTGCGTATTCTTGACTGTTCATAAGGTTACGCACTTTACGACCAAACCTAAATGCGAGTTCTGCTGTGTGAGTAGTTTGCATAATTTTGAGCTTTGGGTTTTTGCCCATTAACCAAGCTGGTAATAGATAACTGCCAAATTCACTTTTAGTGTGTCTAGGTGGCATGTTTACAATGAGTCGTTTTAATTTACCAGTGGCTATTTGATTAAACTTTTCCGCCATGATTTCATGGTGTCTACCATTTATGAACTCTGGCCATGCAGATTGCACAAAAGACATAAAGTCATTTTGAGCTTTTTCCGCTGATTCTAATTGGTTTACTCGTTGTAATAAATGAGCATAGTTCTTCAATTTTTCTTCAGGGACTAATGAAACATCTTTCATGATGTTTTTCTCCTATGTTCTAATTTTTAAATATATATCGAAAATTTCTACATGACAATGAACCTAGTCAAAAACTACGGTTTAGGGGGGTAAGGTAAACAAAGTCAAGTCTCACATAAAACTTGTACCGTGATCGAAGATTCGTGCAAAACAGAGTTTACAGGTACTATGGTAAGTACCTGTATTCAGTCAGGGGGGGTGGGGGTATGCCCTGTATTTGTGCATAAAAATAGGGGCTACAGCGTACACCATAGCCCCATTTTAACGCGGTTATTTTACTGTAGTTAAGTATACATAAGGCGTACCCCATGCACCGCTACTAGTACTATAACCACCATTTAACAATGCTTGTAAGCATATTGGTTTTGTACTACTATGCCCCATTGGTTTAGCGTAATTTAGTATGTGCTGTAAATTGTTGCTTTTAATAGTTTTACCATTAACTTTAACATTTACACCAAATAACATTGCATTTTGTATTAATGCCCTTACGCCAGTTGCTTTGCCATTATAACCAAATGGTACTGGCGGTATGCTATTTAGTTTTGCATTTTTATGCGGTACTACGCAAATATTACCAACGCCACCGTTAGCACTTATAAACGCACTTATTTGTGCATAAGTAATGCCACCCTTGCTGTTGTTAGTTAACACAAGCACTGGCTTGTTACTTATAGTTGTTGTATGTTGTTTTATGTTTAACATTTTTATTACCTATTTTAATTATGCGGTAGCAACCGCCACCGCTTATATATAACATTACTACATATAAAAGCATATTACAATATGTTTTTTAATTATTTATAATTATTTTTGACTATATTAGTAAATGCTAATATACCCCCCAAATTTGATGATGATGATGATGATGATGATGATGAGGATGATTGATGAATGTGTGTGTTCAGCCCAGTCAAAAGACTGGACCTTTAGGACGGGTCACGTCGCCCTCTTGGGTTGGGTTTGGGTTTGGGTTTGGGAGAAGAGAGAACGTTAACAAACTCTCTTCTCCTTTTACTCAACAGTTGGAGTTTTAATTACCGAGAGTAGTCATTCAGTAATTAGAAAATTTCTGTTGAGCCAGTAATGTGCAGAATTGTATGAGGTTGCTTTAACCCACTTGTCTCTACCCTTAATAGTTTATTCATCGCTAAATGCCTATGTGAATACTGACCATGACAAGCAATTTGTTTACCGCCCTCACAGTTGTACTCATTTACATAGTACCATTTTTTAACATTTTTCATAGTGGTCTCCGTTAATTATTATACTTACAGTATAAAGTCACTATTAATAGTGAGCAAGTCTTATTTTGTCACTATAAGAAAAAAAGCGTCGTCATCAATCATCCTCTTTTTATTTTAAATAACGAGATTTTATTAGATTGCAAGTCTTTTTTAATTTTCTTTTCTCATGGTTTGGGTTGGGGGAGGATAGGGGGTTGCCCCCCTAGTCCTCAGGTTAGTTTTATATAGTCCTCACAAAATAGTGTGTAAGCCCAGAGTCTGGATAAAGGTTAATGTCAAGTTCAAGGACACCCATGTTTTTATGTTGATAGTATGTAACATGATGTTTACCATAACCTAAATCCCAGGACGTACTATAAACTTTACTATTTTTAGATAATCCTAGTTTGCCCCAGATGTCCTCGTCTTTTAGTGGTGGCAAATTAAGGGAATCAAGACTTTCCTCAATTTCTTTGTCTCGTGACATATACCACTTACTGTTTGGCTCTAGGATGCCGTGCATTTTTAAGATGTTAGTGACCCACCTACCGAAGTAGATATCCTCTAAATCTTCTAGCTCATTGTATTGACCGTATATGCTTGACCACCATAATTTTATATACTGACCATTACCCCAGTACGACTTGTCATTTAAATTTAACATTATATAATCCTCACAAAATAGTATGTGTTTGGGTGACCATCCTCATCAGGATAGTTATGTTTAAGGACCTCATAGGTTTTGCGTTTATAAAATCTGTAAAACCTAAGTTGAGAAACATAACCCTCATTTGATTTAAAGGTGGTGTCAAACAAAAAATGTGTGTCATAGATAGGCAACACATTTTTAAGTATGTCCTCTAACCTGTATAAATATGGATTGTCTGTGTCTTGACCGCCCCATAAATTTGACATAACCCACCTAGATTGTTTTGAAAGGATGCCGTGCCTTACTAGATGGTCTTTTAACCACAGGTAATGGTGATGATCACTTTCCTCCCATATTGCGTGGTTATCATTAAGCGTACCATAAGGATTTTGCCAACATTGCCACCATTCCTCAAGCTTATGGCTTTGCCACCAAAGATTGTCTTTTTTTAAATTAAACATTTTGTGACCTCCTAAAATGTTATTTACTTATACTTATAGTTTAAAGTCCTTATTATCTAGTGACTAATGTCCTCAGGTCTTATTTAATCTTAGTAACAGTCCCTCTCAATAGCTATGCCAAATTGTTTGATAAACGTCAGCAAGTGCCAGACTGCTAAGTCATACGGTAATTGCCTAGTTTTACAAAAGTTAAAAGCTGGATTATTACAGTACGCCAATTTATTAGCGTGTTGTAATAAGATAAAGGTCTCACATTGATTCTCTTCACCTTTGCCATTAAATGCAATTTGATCATCACTTTCTGTTTGGTCCTCTATAAATTCACCAAACACTGTCTTAATATAGTTGTACTCATCTTTTATCTGTTTCCATTCGTCATCGCTAAATGACTTGTCTTGTGTCCAATAATTTGAATATCCCATTTTGTGACCTCTTAAAATGTTGTTTATTTATACTTATAGTGTAATGTCACTATTGTCTGGTGACTAATGTCCTCAGGTCTTATTTAATCATCGGAACGAATACGAATATGGTATAGAGGATGATTGATGATGAGGATGATTAATAACGAGGATGATTGATGATGATTATTACTATATCCGTATTTGTCTAGATCTCAGGATTAGGGTTGGGTCTCGTCTCTCAAGGTTGGGGTGGGACGCGATTGGGTAACCGCGTCCCGTTGTCCTTTATCCTTGGACTACAAGTTTGACGTAAGGCGTCATCCAGTATTTACTAGACGAGCTGTATCCTCCGTGCATAAGTGCGTGGAGACATACAGGTTGCTTACGACTGTGACCGTCAGTGGCAAAATGGTTGAGAACCTCCTTTAAGTTTTTAAAGGTCTTGTCCCCATCCTTACCTTTTAACATGCCGTCCTGAATGCGTTGTCTTACGCCTCCAGCTTTACCGCCATATCCAAAAGGTACAGGTTTGTCACTTTTAAGGTCGACGTTGTCAAGAGGAACGATAACTACATTAGCCTCACTGCCTCCCGCCTTTTCCTTAACAAAGTTCCAGATATCATCATAAGACAGCTCTTTACCATTTACTACAAGCTCCGCCTTTTTGATAACCGCCTTAGTCTTAGCGACTTTAGCCTCTGGCTTTTGTACTATTAGATTTTTCATATCTAACTCCTTTCTTCAAGTTAGTAACAGGTAAAACCGCTCACCTGTTATATAGAACTATAGCATAGTGAACTTAAGATGTAAAGCATTATGACAAATTAAGATAATCTTTTTTATCCCGTCATCCTCTTTCTTCCTCAATGCCTTTTAGTCAACGACCGAAGGTCCTTTGTCCAACGACCACCGACTTTCTCTCTTATGTTGGGTCTTCGTTTTGTGCTATAATAAAATCAACTGCTCCTTTAAAATCGTTAGGGGAGCTCCAGTCAGGAGTACATGGACAATCGTTTTCCACCAGTTGCATTGATCTTTTTCCCAGAAATATATTTATGGTTTGCGAGGAAGGATGGGCAACCAAGTTCACAACAAGTCCATTTTCTCTAGAGTATCTGGTTTGCCAAGCAATTTGATGTGGACTAAGCTTAATACTCTTTAGCGACTTTAACCTGTGAACTTTCAATTCTACCCAAAAACTCACTCCATTTTTGATGCCATGTAGGTCTGGGATTCCAGGACAAACTAATGATTCAACCCTACTCCAAAGGACACCATAGCCCTCTGTTTCAGTCTTTAATTTTTTCCATAGATTGGATTCTAATTGTTTGGTTTTACTTTTCAGGTTCTTTTTCTTCTTCAGATTTTATGATTACATTGCCTTCAATAACTGATCCCAATGCAGGATACTCTTGTTGCAACTTTTCTATTGCCTCAATAACTTGTTCTCTAGACATTTGATCAATGTTGCCATGTAGTATCTCTTTACGATCAATGTATAATCCTGCCGCTTGTCCTCGTTTTGTCTCTGCCGCGACTGCCGCTGGATAGTTGCCGTTCTTCATGGCTTCATCACGAATCTCTGCTAGTTTTTTCACATGTCCTTCAAAAGTAACCTCGTACTTTTTAGATAATTCTATTTTAAGTTCTCTAATTCTATTAACTACATGAGGGTAACGCTGACCATTAAGTAACTGAGACGCAATGGCATGGGCAGACTTTTTAGAATATCCTGCTTTGAGAGCCGCCTCAGTTTGTGATATGTCCTCACATACATACAAGCGACAAAACTCCTCTTGCTTTGGAGTAATGTTTTTCTCTGTTCTTGGATTCGCCACTATCTCAAGAGTTTTCTTATGAGTTGCTTTAGCTTTTGCCATCAATAAATCCTCTACTTTGTATTATAGGACGAAATACAAAAGAAGTTAATAAATTATTTCTCTTGTTAAATCTTCGCGTAGACCTCGTAAGTAGATCAATATATATGGTAATTACAATATCACCATTTGTTAAGTCATTGATTTATAACAGATATTATGATATTGTATATTTTCCAATCTTAAAAAAGTAATTTACTGAAATCCATTATCCAGTATATATAGAAAACTATCTAACGAACCCATAACCATTGTCTAAGCTATTTGGTTAACTAAACCACTACCAAAAATTTGCGAATAGTCTAATAAAGCCATTAGAACCTCGGAACAAGTTCCTGTAAATATCAGCAAACAAAAAACCCTCGATGTATTAAACACCGAGGGAGGAATGTCATTGTATGTAGGGGTCAGTAAACTGACCTGTTTTGAAAAGATAAGTCTATGAAAACAAATTTCATAATTTCACCCTATACTGATTTTGACCAGTGTGCAACTCTTATTGTTCAGGATTATTATAGTCAATGTTTATTTTTGTCTTTGTTTTTTTACGATTTAACAAAGCAATCCTGCGGTTGATTTTTACCATTTCTTCTTCAAACCTTTGCATTGCTTTATCGTTGCTGAATATGAGTGAGCAGAGAAAATTTATCAAAACGCCACATTCTCTATTGGCGGTCCAATCACGCTCGGCTTCTCTTTGACCCCAAGCTGAATGAACACGCTGTTCTTCCATGAACTCCTTTTTAGCTAATTTCAGGTACTCGCGTATGAGTGCTCGTGTTTCATGCATGGTTTTTGTGTCACCATAGGGCATTAGTCTAATAACTCCATGTATGCCTCGGGGTTGGTTTCTCTAAACCAGTCTAAACATTTTCGTATCTTTTCGTAGTCTGGGTTGGGGAATGCTTGTGCTCCCATAATGTAAGAGTACACTGCCTCTTCATCTGGTGTAAGGGTTCGCACAACTCCAGAAAAAGGATTAGTAACCGTAAGCATATCATGTCCTTTAGGTAGCACATGAAACTTCTGGTCTATGTCTAGATTTTTAATTTTTCTTGTTGTCATTATTACCTCCTAATATAATTAATAACTCTTTTATCGCTTTTGTTTGAGCATTTACCAACGCTCGTGTAGCGAGTAAACTTTTCTTCAGCTTTTGTGTCTCGTAAAATAATTTTCTATATTCAGAAAAATTTCTACTTACTTGCTCACCTAAGTTTTCATAGTTAGCTCTAATTTTTCCTGCGATATAATCTACCTCGTTTGAATCAGCGTATGTAACTTCATCTCGAGAAGCAATGTCAGCACAGACAGCTTCATCTGCAAGTATGATTTCTTCTACTTCAGTGCGGAAATTAGTTTCAATAGTATGTATATTATCACTGCCCACACGAGCACCGATATCATTACAGGCATCATTTATATTTTTCTCCTTATTCATTGGTTACCTCCTTTAATTTTTCAAGGTTGTTTATATCTCTGGTAAATGCCCAAATAGGCATAGACAACGCTCGTAAAGCGAAACCTCTGCCCATTTTTTCTAAATGGTCATCGAGAGCTTTTTCTAGTTTAAATGCGTGAGCAAGGTTAATCGCTATATCTACACATTGTACTCCTACTAGTTTGTCTACTACTTTACCGTCAACGTATATGCTCCCTTTATAACTACCGTCAGAATGATGTGTTCTCAAAAACTGAGCAACATAATCTTCAGGGAATCCTATTTGAATAAATGCGTTAGGTTTAAAAAGACCCCAAGCATCAAAGAATATTTTATAGTCATCTTTGGACATATTGTGTAAGACCTTAAATAAGTCTTCAGGTTTTGGTTGTTTTTTCATAAGTATCTCCTTTCTAAAAATACCTTATAATTTATTATAACAGTCTAATAAATTGAGTTGTAGGCTCTATTTATCTTGTTTTGTTTTCTTACTGGTAGATGGATAAAACCACAGTCTGTACTTGCCGTCTTCTGAATATCCAGCTTCGTACCATGCTCTTTCATCTATCCATTTCTGCACTGTTTTGATACCCCACTTTTTACAAAAACAGATTATATTTTGTGATTCTCTGCGATTACACACAATGCTGTCACCATCGTCTAACTCAGTAATCCATTTATATTTATCAACGTATCTACTAGTACCAATCCTTTTTTTCTCCCTTTTAGGTATCGGTACGTTTTTTTCTATTTTAAAATCATTACTCATTATTTTTAAAATCTCCTTCAAGCAATGGTTGTGCATCATCTCCATATTCTGTGCCATCATAAGTAATCGTGATGCCTTTTGAATATTGATACTCATCTGAATATTGATACTCTTTGCCTTCATCTTCTATCTGTGAGTCTTGATAAATGTCTGAAACTTCTTTTTCTGTTAGCTGTCTATCACTTTTAATAGTCCATGACCTTACATCAACAGATGATTCACTTACTTTATATCTATACTTTTTACTCATTAACTTCCTGTACTTCCTCTATTTCGGGTCCTTCACATTCTTCTTCTACAACATGTGGAGTTTTAGTTATAGACTCTTCAGCTACTTCCCAAGCATGTTCTTCATTGTCAGCTTCAATTACTCTATTTTCATAGATTTTGTTACTTATCGTTATTTCATATCTTGGCATTGTTTTCCTCCGTATTATGTTTTTTCATTAAATTTTTTATTGCTTTTTCTATTTGATTTAAACTTTGCATGGACGTAGCGGTCAACGCAGGACCAAACAAAGTTTCAAGACGTAAATCCCATATAAAACCAATATTATTGAGTAGCCGTATTTTTTCAGGTGTGAGTGCTGTGCTGTCTATTCTTTTTAAGTATCTCATGCGAATGACCCATGTATGTAGTTTTTTCAGTGGGTCATTTTTAGACACTGACGGAACAACACAGTGACCATGTTTTTTATGATATTCTTTCATCATAGAATACATTTCTGTCCACGGAGCTCCCATAGTATTTTTCATTATTCTATAGCCTCCATTCTTGCTGGAATTACTTGCTCTGCATTACAAATATCGCAACAGCTACCCTCTGCAATAGGTTCTGCATTGTGACCATCAGCCCAGAACACTTTACCGTCGGGTGTGCGTTGAGGTTCTATTGGTCCTTTGCAGATACAACAAGTTTTTTTCTTACAGATCGTAAGGTCGTTGCCGATATAACACCACTTTACTCCTCTCTGTAAGTACCTTTTATCTTTATTTGTTAAAGCCATTTTACTGACCCTCCGTACTTTATTCAATACTATATTATAATATGGTTTTTAGTTAGTGAGCCAGTTTCGTTTTATACTCTTTTCTCATTTCTTTGTTTATGAATGTTTATTGAAGCATAAGGCATAGAGCAAGTTTGGTCATAGCCCTCGTTCGTGGTTTCCATTTCATATAAATTTATTCTAATAGCATCATCTTTGCCCTCAGAATGAATATTAATATTTATCTTTTCGCCTTTAGGCGTGGTTATAGACACCCAGTCATCTAAATAATCAAGTACTCTCATAATATATCTCCTTGTTAATTTATTAGGGGTAGATAGGTGTATGCTTGGTCTGCTTCTGTTTGCATATCATTAATCGCAGTCGGTATACCTACACCATTGCGTCCCTATCTATCCTATTACATATGGATAACACCCGATATTTATTGTGG